AATGAAAGAAATTGGCATAAATACAAAAGGCAAATCCCTCCAACTCAACTGAAAAAATATGTTTCTAAAGAAGCAATAATAATTTGGGCGACCGTGGAAAATCACAAACACCCCCGTAATAAAATTATTTTGCGCGGTTGGAATTATGCACATGAAGTAATGAATAAAGGTGTTTTAATCAAAACGATATGCGATAACATTAAGATTTATAATGATGAAGATATGAACCCGATGTGGAGATTATTACAAACAATAAAAGGTGATTAAATGTCAAGAAAATATGAATATAAAACAGCACACGGTATGCTTAAAGGAATTACAATAACATCAAGCGAAACAGTTAGAAGCGACAAATGGGATAAAGAATGGATGGACTCATCCTACATTGAATTGCTTTTGAACATAGATGAAACATGGAAGACAGCAAGACAATTAGTGAGATTTTCCGAATCACTTAGAAATCAATTAACTTCATCGCAAGTATCTAACTTCTTAACCCACATGGTGAGAAAAGGAATTGTCGAATCTGATAAACCAAGTAATTCTCACAGGGTTTATCGAAGGGTGTTGAAATATCCAAAACACTTCGGGGGTATAGGTTGATGAAACCACCTTTGATTATAGATTCTAATGAGCGCGGGTCGCTTGTTTCAGCAGTTGAAAGACGAGCAAACTCTCGCTCTCCAAGAATAAATGTATCAAGAGAAACCTTAGTCAACGGTGACTACAAATGTGGTGATTGGTTGATTGAAGCAAAGAGTGTTGATGACCTATTCAACTCAATGAGAAGCGGTCATCTAATGCGTCAACTGGACAACATGGATGCCAACAACAACAATTACGGATTGGTAATATGGGGAGATATAAGTAGTTACTTACATCGCGCACATCAGCGTGGTTCAACGATAACTGCAAGTCAAGCCCTAAAACAAATGACAGGATTCCTCGGTAGGGTGGTGGCTGATTTTGGCTGCCTCATTTACCGCGCTCCTAACGCAAGTGAAGCAGCGGCATTTATGGTCGCGCTACATGAAAAAACATACAAAAAAGCAAGCAGACATGGTGCGCAAGCAATCAAGCGTGTAAGCACCAATGATGTTCGCAAAGACATACTTCTTGCCATTCCCGGCATTGGACCGGAGATGACAGAAGCAATAATTAACGCGTGTGGCTCAATTGAAGAAGCCGCATGTGGTGATTGTTTGCGTGATGTACCCCGAATGGGTAAAGTGTTGCGCAACAGAATCATCGAAGTTCTGACAAGCGAAGAAGAAGTTCGCTTTGAGAGGTGAAAAAAATGAATTATATCTATTATAATATAACGAGAAATAATAATACGAGAAACGGTTATAGGCTGACCACCGCACCCCAAGAGTCATCCGCCCCCCAAATGGAGATGAATAAATGCCCCAAAGACAATGGAACCAATACACAGCAGTAAAAGAATACCCGATGATAAAAGAATACCTTGAACGGTTTAGAACGACTTCTTTCTTTAATGAAATACCCGGACTAATATCGTTCTTCTATCTTCAAGGCCAAGCCCTTGTTGACTATGTTAGAATACCCGTATGGGCTTCCGCCCTTGACCCGCGAATCCATGTATTTTGGATTCAAGCAACAAGGTCGGGTAAGTCGATAGCGTGGGAGTTCACAGGAGAAGTAGCAGACTTAGCAGGTTTGAAAATTGATATGTTTACCAGCGGAACAGACAGCGCGCTTATCGGGTCAATTGATTCGGTAAGTGACGGTGAAGGTGGTTATGAAATAGTTCAGAATCAAGGGTTGCTCGGTGGAAACAAATGTTTGAACTTTGATGAAGGTTCTATTCTTCTTCAATCAAACCCTAAGCAATTCTTTTCGGAAGTTATTTTGTATCTTCAACAAGCAATGAACCCTGTTGGTAGTCATAGTAACACTTTGACTAAGCACATGAAAAACGGTACTGTCGAAACAGAATCGCGTGTATCGTTTTGGATTACATCTTTCCCACCAAGCGGTGTCAAAGAGTATGTTCTAACCAAAGGACTGTTCCAGCGTGTTCTGTTACTATACAGACCGTGGAGTGATGAGATGCGACAAATGGTATCAGAGCGTAGGATGAGTGGGGTGTTCAAGAATAAACTGACCGAAGTTAATTCACTTGAAGATATAGCACAACACTTCATCAAGATTCGTGAGAAAACAGAAGCGCGCTTACTTATGCTTGCTGACATGACACATCAAGAATGGGAAGCACTTGCACCTTCCAGTAAAGAAGAAGTAGCGCGTGGTTGTATGTATGAGATGTTTGAAACGGATGCATCGTTTGAGCCTCAACTTTTGGCATCAACAGAAGAATACTACACTCTTGTTCGTGGTATGGAAAAGCATCTGTCTGATGTTGTTTGTTCATTCATTCCGAATGTTCTGTCATACACTTGTTTGTTTGCAACACATCTTGCGTTAGCAAGAGTCGAGCGTGACAATATACCGTTTGATGGTGAATGGAAAGTCACAGGTGACGATGTTGAAACTGCGACCGAAATCCTCTATGATATATACGAGCAACTCGTCCTTTGGCTTGAGTCCGAAGTCGAGGTTGGTGCTAAAGCAGCCGAAAAGATTGCACGAAAAGACGAGTGGTTGAATGCTATGAAACCATGTAAGAGCGTTGAAATCGAAGGCAAAGGTGATGGTTGGGTACTCAAGAATGATGTGTTTGACCGATACGCTAACCAACTTGGTAAAAGCAAACCAACTGTTTACAAGAGGTACAAAGATGTTGAAGGGATGTTCCGCACTCACCGTGTAGGTAGCGCGGTTTACATTAAAATCAAGGAGGAATGAATGTGACTAAAGTAATGGCACTTGATATTGAAACTGCAAACTACTCACATGAGATTGGCGGATGGCAGTCAACACATATGTTTGACCCAACAGTTGTAGCAACATGGGATGGTGAAGAAGCACATGCTTTCACCAAAGCCGATGATGTTATCGTAGCAGACGCGCATATGCATCCTCTTCACCCAAGAGATTTAGGTGAACATCTAAAGAAGCATGTTGAAAACGGTGGTATCATTGTAGGACACAACATACGAGGCTTCGACCTACCCGTTCTTCGTGATGCGCTTGACATGCATTACGCCGGAGTTCTTCTCCACAAGAAAGAGTCTATCGTTGACACATCTTGGGAAGTTCGTAGCGCGTGTGGCAAAAGTCACCATCTTGATTCTCTATGCAAACACACACTTGGTGTAGGAAAAGAAATCATGGATTCAGCAGATGCGCCGATTGCTTGGAAAGAAGGTCGGCACGCTGATGTTATCAAATACTGCATAGCAGATTGCAAACTCAATTATGACTTGTTTCTTCATGGGAGGAATGAAGGCTTTGTAAAAAGTCGAAATGAGGAAACAGGATTAATTGAAGAATACCAGATAGGATGGTGAAGCCCAATGACTGAAGAAAGAAAAACAGGAAGAGAAGCACAAATGAGCAACATACGAGCAGCGGTACAAGTCGCTGAAACCGTGAGGTCAACACTTGGCCCCGCGGGTATGGATAAAATGTTAGTTGACGAGCGTGGAGAAACAATAGTTACCAATGATGGTATCACTATTCTCCGAGAACTAAGCACCGGGCATCCCGGTGCGCAAATGATGGTTCAAGCAAGTCAAACACAAGAAGAAGTATGCAAAGACGGTACTACCAGCGTTGTCGTGTTGGCCGGTCAAATGCTTGCACTAAGTGAGGGGTTACTGATGCGTGGCATCCACCCTCAAACTATTGTGCGCGCATTCCATAAAGCATCAAGACTTGTTCTGAATGATATGCCGGAAGCAGCAATGAAAGTTGAGAAAGTATCTGTTGCAGCAACCGCTTTGCGTGGTAAAGCATCTGAATCTGCTCTTGGGTTTGCAGCCCAATTGTGTTCACATGCGGCCACAAGAGCGAATGGAGATGCAGACCGTATTCGTACACTCACACAAGCAGGTGGAGATATGTCGGATTCGTACATACACAACGGACTTGTTCTCAACAAGACTTTTGCTAACCCAGACCATGAAGGTAAAGATAACCCGCGCTTGCTTATGATTGATGGTGGTGTTGATGGTTTTAATTACGAAGATGTTCAGATGCAAGTTAGCGACCCTGCTCAACTCGCACAGATTAGAGAACAGGAAATGCAAATCTTAGGTGAAGTCGCTCATTCTATCGGTGAGGTATGTGATGTATTGATAGTGCGTGACGGTGTTCATGAAGCAGTTGCAAAGTATCTTGATGCAAATGGTATTGGTGTTGTAAGCCGCGTTCAGCAAAGCGATATTGATGCGATTTCAAGAATCACAGGAGTTCCAATCCATCATCGTATTACAGATGTTGATGATGTTCATACAATAAATGGGTCAATCAAACCCATTCGTATTGGTGACCTTGACTATGTATCAGTTGAAGCGAAGAAGAGTGATACTATCACAATGATTGTTCGTGGTGCAACTCGACAAACGCTTGATGAATACGAGCGTGCATTTGATGATGCAGTTGGTGTTGTGTGTCTATACATGAAAGACAAGAGATTGTACCCCGGCGGTGGTGCAGTTCTATCAAAGTTAGCGATGAAGGTTCGTAACTACGCTACTCATGAATCAAATCTAACTGCGCGTGAAAGAATGTGTATGGAAGCGTATGCTGATTCACTTGAGATTATACCGGCGGCTATTGCCAGCAACGCGGGTATGGACCCACTTGATGTAGTCATGGAACTAAGGTCTGCGCCGTCTGAGTTTGGTATATTCATAGATTTTACAGGTGAAGGCAACATATGTAATACGAAGAATGAAGGTATTTGGGAACCAGCCGCGCTTGTTGAACAGATAATCAAGTCTGCTACCGAAGTTGCTTGCTCGATTCTGCGCATTGATGATATAATTGCAAGGAGGGGTGATTGATTGGACTTTGTTGTAATCTTCCTTACGGTAGTGTTCATCATGATTGGTGTCGAGATAGCACTGTTTACGGTTGATTACATAACGCGCAGATTAAGCAACATACCTATTCCGGGTTCTGCTGAAACTCATGAAGAGGAGTAGTCATACCTGCTCGCTTGGCTTGTAATACCATAGCACGCTTTCTTGCAATCTTGGCCTCTTCATCTGCTTGTGCTTTAGCCCGTCTTTGCTGTTCAGCAACAAAATCTGTTGGCGCAAAGGCGGGCTGTCCGTCAAGAGTTTTCTGCCCTTCAACAAACAACTTCTTTTGTTCTTCTTTGACTATCACCATCTTAACAATAGGTTTAGGGAATCTTGTAACAGATTCGTCAATGAATGGGTGTCGTGGACTATCGCGTTGACCTAATGCAGTTGCCTCCGCTTCTTCATGTGCATCTTGACCGCCGGGGAATTGACCTTGATATGCGCCTATTTCGTGCGCTCTCATATACCAATCTCTTTTCTCCTTCTCACTCATAGTGTCAGGTAATTCATTCCTTGCAGCGCGTATGTCCGGGTCCATCGCTCTATGTGTTTCCTCATGTGTAATGGTAGGTGCTACCACTTCTTCAACGAATGCATCAGCACCCCTTTTAGCCGCATCTATATTTTTAGGATGGGCAATGTTAATCTCCGGTGGTCTTACAGGACTTGCTCTTGCTCTTGCTAATGGAACTGTCTTGCCGGTTCTTGTTGTCTGCATAGGGTTACCGTCTTCATCATGCGACTCCGGCTCTTTGGAATAATAACTCTTGACGATGCGCACCATCTTGAGTGTTGAACCTACTGATGGATGAGAGCGCGCTCTGTTAGTATGAGGGTCTTCGACAACTATCTTTCCTGTCTTGGTGTGGCTCATATCACCACCGCCTTTACCAGCAACTCCGCGCTTGCGACGCTCCCTCTCCAACTCCCGTCGGTACTTCTTACGCGCGGGCGTGGATTCGTATTCTGTTTCGTACTTGCGCTTATGGGCTAAGGCTTTAGGTGACTTTGCTTCCTTCTTCACATAATTAGCATCATTTGGACCGGGGATAGGTGGTTGGTTTGGAAAAATGTAACCATATGGGTTGGTAACTCCTTCTCTCGCCATCTTCTCCCAAAATCCTCTCGACTCCGGCACTATTGTATTTATTGGAGTCATGAATACTTCACCCCCATGCATTTCTTCCAACTCTCTTCTAAGTTGATTCAAACCCTCTCTTCCAAGTCCAGCCTCTCGCATATCATCCCTTGTACCGAAGTGGTCTATACCGTAGTGATTCTTACCTAAGTGTTTTATTCCCGCGCGCACATTGCCTTCGGATGATTGGAAAAAGTGAGTGAAGTTATCATTTTTCGTTCCAGTGTATTTTTTATTTTCAGGGTTTAATGGACTACCTTTGTGACCGGGTTCGTCTAAGCGTCGGAAACCAAAACCGTGTTCATTTCCTGCAATGCGCTTGTCTGCAACATTTTTTGGTAGGGTTAAAGGTACTTCTTCACCCATGTTGATTTGACGCATTCTTGTCGGTTCTTGGTCTTCACCCGTAGCGTCACGAAGATATTGTAGTAACGCTGCGTCCCTATCAACCCTGTCATACAAAGGTGCTTTAAGAACATCCCACCAATCCATGAGTTTCACCTCACTTTTCCATTACTTCTTTTAACAAAACCCATGCTAAGTCTATTGGTGAAGTTTCATCTTCTGACCTGCGGTAACTTTCACCATATTCAGAGCCGCGAAGGTTTTCGTTTGCCGACTCTTCATCATCTTCCGGTGTTGGAACTGATGATTCTTTATACGGTTCAGTAAACATTGTTGATGGTTCAAGATGAGCAGGTCCACCTGTCTTGTAATGAGCAAACATATCCGCTTGACTGTTATCCGTATCAAACAATGTTGGGAACTTAGGTTTT